GGAGGCGGAGGCGGATGAGAGTCCCCATGATGAATTGGAGGCACCCACGGACTCCGTCGCTCTTCCAGGTGCGGTCCCGGCGCCGGTCCCGACGGCGGTCCCGACGGCGGTCCCGACGCCGGGACCGGCGCCGGTTCGGGAAGTCCGAAATATAGATATCATCAGAAAACCTGGCGCTCAGCGACCTCCCTCGCTGCCTAGAAAACCTGTAGAAGAAGATGATGGAATATTATTCTCAGATGCTCGAGAATAAAAAAGAAAAAGTATTATATATATAATGGAAATTTCAGATACCCTCAAAGATCCTTTTTCAGCTTCTATTTTTGCTGTGTGTGTAACCATAGGATATATATGTGTGAAAGCTAAAATGAATAACGAGCCCAGGCCCACAAATAGTGATTTTTTGAAACCTGCGCTTCTGGTGGGTATGCTAGTTTATTTTATTGTTTACACAGGAAATGGAGCCAAAGAAACTATTTTATCTGAACCATATTAAAGATTATATTGTAATTAAATACTAAATAATGACATCTCTTACAGCATGGACCGATATGATGGATCAATTTCTGAATGAATTAATTTGTACATTTCCAGAAGAAAATGCCATGAAAAAATATAAAACCGCCTACGAACTTGTTAAAAAATCCAATCCTCGCAAATGTATAGAATCATTTATGAGTAGTACAGCCCAATATCAAGAACAGATTATGTCCAAAGATGAGAGTTTGTTGACGAATGAGAATATAAAAAACGGTCTTCTTAAGGATTTAAATATTAAAACGCACTGGAATGACGATCTTTCAGCCAATACCAAGGACGCTATTTGGCAATATCTACAAACCCTCCATATTTTGGGTACCACCATCACCATGATCCCCCAAGAGGCGTTGTCTATGATTGAAACAGTCGCGACTGATTGTGCGGCGAATATGCAAAACGGTGGTCAAATTAATCCATCAGCCCTTTCTGGTCTGTTTTCTTCGCTAGGTAATATGATGGGCGCCAGCGGAAATGGAGGTTTGCTCGAAAAAAATTAACTGTTTAATATATAATAAATATGACAGTTTGGTTTAACGATCCATCAATTCTTTTTAGAAACAATAAAATTTTGAAATTTTGGCCTACAAGCAATCAATCAGCCGATGAAAGAGTTAATTCGACAACTCGTTTTATTCTCTATGTATCTCTGGTTATTTATTTAATTAAACGCGATGCGCGGGTACTTTTACTCGCTCTAATGGTATTGGGTGTTCTTTTTATTTTATATAAAAGCAATGTAATTACACCCGAAGATAATAAAAGTCGCCCTTCGGCTTCAGGGGATTTTGATTATAGCCCCAATTGCCAACTTCCGAGTCGCAATAACCCTATGGCAAATGTACTTTTAAATGATTACGAGGATGATCCCACCCGTCCCCCAGCGTGTTATTATCCAACTGTGAAGAATGACGTACAGTTATATATGGAGGACACAATTCCATATGATGCGGGTCGGTCTCGGAGTTCTCTACCTAAATACCAACAACGCGCGGCGGCTCGTCAATTTATTTCCATGCCCTCCACGACCATTCCCAATCATCAGACCGATTTCGCCGAATGGTGCTACGGCAAAAAGGATCGCCCTATGTGCCGCGATGATCCTTCCGTGTGTAATCCCAATATGAGAGGTGCCCAGTTGGAAGCGTTTGCCGGGCTGGATCCCGCGGGCGATATGCGGACGGGTATGAGAGGAGGGGGTAACGGACCTCCGGGAACCGTATCTTAATAAATTTAATATATTTAATTATATATAAATATGGCTTACCAATTGCAACCCGGTCTTCAACAGATTGAGAGCAACGAAGTTCTTCCCCCTAATTGTGCTAATGATGTGGTTATGGTTCCCCCAAAACCCAGCAGTTTGAATTACTGTTGCCGCCCAACCACTATGGTTTGGGGAACTGCTCCCTATAAAGCTGGTAAAGGCGCCCCGGGTGATTTGGTTATGGTTGCCGATGAACTCCGCCCTCAGTCCACTACTCAATTTGGAAAAGTGTATGTGAACAATTCTTCAGGAAACTACTTTCCCATTCAAAATATGAAGTGCAGTATCCCTTTGCGCACGATGAGTTATGAACCCGCGAGTACTCGAGCTCAGGTTCAAAATGGAATGTTTAGAGAAAGATATTGTTAAATTTAAAAAAAATATTATTATAAAATAAAAGATATGGCTGAACCATTATCACTTCTTGCTATTGGTGGTTTAATTTTTGCTGCCAGAAGATGTTCGGACATGGACACCCCACAAAAAACTGAAACCTATATGAAACATACTCCTATAGGCATAACACCTCAGCGAGAGAATACATATGATAAGGGAACTACTTTAATGAATACATTGTCGGGTGGTCATAATTCTGACCCGGGTTTGAGTGGACACGGAATAAATCCTCAAAATAAAGATACGCACCCGAGTTTTAGTGATATTGGATTTTTAGGATATACCCAAGGGGAACCTAATGTAAATCTAGGATATAGGCCCTATGTATCTGGTAAAATGAATAATTTTTCAGGTGTAGAAAAAAATTTAGTGGGACCCGGCTTGGGCGTTGATTCAAATGTTCCAGCCTACGGCGGGTACCAGCAATTGTTTAGAGTACTTCCCAATAACGTGGGAGCCTACAATCTCACTACTTTACCGGGTCGCCCCGGACCGGCCGGGGACGTTACAGGCGGAAAACCAACTCTCGCGGGACAAGTAAACTACAAGGCGGCTCCTAAAACGGCGTTTTTGCCTACAAGACGACCCCAAGTGGAAGGACGAGCTCAAGGACAAGGAGGGAAACTAACAGGTGTTACAGCGCGAGGTAAGTATGAGAAGACCATGAGACCGACAATTAGATCGGAGACCACGTGGAGAAACGACGGCTTGGAGTTCAACCCGGCGCACAGTATTGTGAGCAATGGACCTTTATCGGAGGCTCCGACTCGTAATAAGGGAGATCTTAACGACGGGCAATTCGGCTACAATAATCAGCCAGTTCCAGGTATCACCAACTTTTTCGGCGGTTACGAAGAATCACCAGGATCGAAACTTTTAGCAACTCAGCCAAAAGGACAAGGATCAAGCTACGCTCCCCAACAGCTTGAAAAATACGGATTTCGACCCGATGACAGACGAGGTAAAAAGGATAGAGATGGTAATCCGGGGCGCATGAACGTGAGAGCCGGTCCCCTCAATCAAGAAGGGCTGGTAACGGCTGTCCGCAGTGACTGTAATAAATATGATGGGCGCGTGGGTCCAGTAAACGGTGGGTGGTCTCAGAACTACGTTCCTGATAAATACACTCAGCTCAATCCCTTTAAAGGACAGAAAAACCCTTACTCGACCCAAAAAGAACTTAATATTGCCAAAAATCAGCTCATGAATAATCCTCTGGCCCACACCCTATCAGCCTAAAAATTTGAATAAATTATTAAGATTTAATTTTGTATATAAATGTTAATAATATGGATGTCCTATTAGATATTAATAGCGATCAAAGAGATCCAATTAAGTATCCTTTTCCCCAAGATTATACTGTATGTTTGAATAGACCATGGTATAATGTTACCAAAATGGAACTCAAGGCTGCCAAAATTCCGATTTCCCAAACGCTTATTTGTGGGACAAATAATACTTTTTCTCTGACTTATCCGCCTGGTACTACCGCTAATTTCAGTTTACCAAATCAAAATGTTATAGATGGTACAGCATTATCTGCGCTTTTAAATACATTGATTTCTGGTAGTACTGGCGTTAGCTCAACTTTTGATAGTGACACAAACTCACTTACTTTTACACACGGAACGGGTCTATTTACCTTTAATTTTTATAATGGAACAAATGGTTTCAATACCACATCACCAAACGGAACGCCGGCGAGTATTTTGGGATTACCCCATCAGGATGTTTCGAGTACTTCAGTCGGACCTTTTACTTTAACTACCGGTCCAATTAATTTGTATCCACCCACCTCCCTTATTGTGCGTCTCACTGTAAACGGTGACGGTGATGATTTAGGGAAAGATGTATACATTTCCAATGGTAAATTTAGTTTCGGAGAACAAAATTCTACGTCCAACGTCGAGTTGGATAAAACAGAATCCTGTTATTTTGGAAGAATCCTAACGTATGATAGTTATCAAGGGAATGAGTATTTAACTTATCAAGGGAACTACCCTATAGAGGATTATTTCCATAAAGGTCCTGAAAAAAATATTACCAAACTGAAAATTCGTTTTTATTACACCATAGGCGGAAAGCTTATACCGTATGATTTTGGATATAAAAATCATACGCTTAAGTTTAAAATTCATTGTAATCTAGATAAACTGGATACTTTAAGGGCAAATATTCCCATAGGTGAAGATATTCGAAAAAATTTGGAATTACCACCGCCAGTTGATTTACCAGGACTGGATCCTCCTAAAAGGACCGATAATGACAATAAAAAAAGAATTTTTATTATATCTTTTATTTTTTTACTTTCTGGGTTATTTTTTATGCTGTTCACATAACAGCGTAGACGGGCTGCCGTGGCTCGCGGACCTTGTTGGACAGGCGAGATAGGACCAGAAACACTACTACTGAGAGCAGAGTGGTAAGAATACCCACAAGCGCGGCGTTCATAACACCGTTCTTGGATTTCACCATTACACTGGACACCACGGCGCGGACGACATCCATCCATGCGATAGCGGCAGCGAAGCTGAAGCCCGTAACCAGAGAATTGAGACCCTGGGATTCAATGGATTGAGCCATTAATGAGAGTTGGGATGAGAGATTATTGAGAGAAGCGTCCATGGTTGTATATTTATATTATAATATAAATATAAAAAATTATTTTTCTAGAACAAAATCAGTTTCCTCCTGAAGAATTTGAGATGGATTTATATTAGACGAAGCAATAGGCTGTTTTTTTTTTGGGAGAGAAGGTGACTGTGGTTCAGATGTATCACTGTGCGAACTTTCATAGTCTAGTTCATTATCAGTTTCTATTTGAGATTCTGAGTCTAAAAAAATACTATCGTCATCTGTTTCACTTTCTGAATGAGAATCGGCATAGATTTCACCAAAATGTTTTAAATCATTTAAATTTAATCCTTCTGGGAGATCTTTACCCACATTCACCAATTTTTTTAGGGATTTATTATTCATTAATTAGACTGGCTATCTACTGATTCTTTAAGTATTTTTTCGATGGGACTTTCAGGCGCCCAGTCATCCCATGTATCATAGGCTTCGTTTATATCGTTGAAGATCTGTTCTGGTCCTGTATATCGAGTAAAATCATCTTCCTCTTCCTCGATTACTTCAACGTCGTCACGCTCCTCATCATCACTATCGCTTTCATCTTCATAAATTTCCGGAAAGAAGGACCCCACTTTCGTCCCTGTAACATGACGAGCAGCGTATCGCATTCCGTATTTCATATCCATTGAATGGACGTAAGTACGTTTACAAGCTTTTGAGTAGTCTGCGGCGTAGATCATAGCACTTTCCATCACTGGAAGAATAAGTTCAATACTAGTCTGAATGATCTGGTCCTCCATGGTGTTTCTTACTTTACTATCTACTGTTATCTATAAATAGCAATCCACCCAAACCGTTTTCGATTCGCAAAACATTGTAACTTATAGCATACACCCTGACATTTTTTAATTCAGATTGTGGGTCACTGGTTGGATTCAAATGTAGAGTTAAGAGTTGATTTTGGATTCTACTCATATTTACCTGTCCTGTAGGTAAATAGAATTCCGGATCGATAGCAAAACTGTAGGTGTACGCTAGACAATTACTTTGAGTACTGGGAACTCGTGTATGATGAAGCATTGCCTGAGTACCAAACATCATCGTGGCGTCAGCTACTTCAGAGGAAATCACAGTTTCATAATTAAAATCCAGTTGGAGTTTGTTAAGTTGGTGGTACCTCGGATTTTGGACCGTTGATTCCTCCCAATTTCCAAAATTAAACCAGTCATTCCATGTTGAATTTTCGGACACAAGATTTGCGGTTTGGATTACAAAAAACAGTTCTTTGACTGGATTAATAAAGTTAAGTTTGTACTGGTTCCCGTGAGCAACATCGTTGATGTCTGTATTATTTTGGGCTAATTGAACTTGAGTAATAAGATAATCCAATCGGTTATCCATAAAATAATTAATTTCAGCATTATCTAGAAATACATATTCCACCGGTAAAGTGGCGTTTAAAACAGCTGGGGGACCGCTTAAATCATTAGGGATGTTAGCGACTGATGGGGATACAATACATTGGTTTAGAGGTCTAAGTTTAATTCGAACTTCAACTTCTTGTTTAGTAATAGCGCTGAGAGGTACGTTCAGGGAGTCCACTCTGTTGAAATAAAACGGGAGAGGTACCAGAAAAGTACTTGGATAGCCATTGGCGGGCGTAGCAGCTCCTAATGCTGTCCTACTATTCGTTGTTCCAACCATAATTTCGAGGGCTTTTTGTTGAGACTCAGAAATATAGAGTTGATTGTAGATCTCCATATACTCGCCTGTAAGTCTTTCCACTAATTGTCCACCAATAAGAAGGTCAGCGTATTCAATAATGGCATTTCCAATGGAGTTAGTATAGCCAAATGTGCCCGACATACCCTGGGGGAGGGCGGGCAATTCAATACGAAGGTACATATTTCTTATGAGATCACCTTTACGTGGGATTATACAGGAGATAGTATGACCAAAATCAACTCTATCCTCAAAAGTATTATCTAAAATCTCCAGTGCGAATTTGGTGTGTTTGTTGTATTTTTCTTTAAAATAGGTAATATCAGGATTACCTGTTATAAAGTAGTCCTGAATTCCAACAGCAGCAACTTGTATACGACCGGTCGCCATAGTTTATTACTTTAAACTGAGAAAATTTAGAGTGTAAATTTTCCTGTTGTATTTCAACGGATATGAGTATTCAATTAAAGAAGTTTAAACCCGAAACTATGAGTGATGATAAAGTATGTGTATTTATCGGAAAAAGAGGGACGGGAAAATCAACCCTGGTAACAGATATCCTTTATTATAAAAAACATTTGCCCGCTGGAATTGTAATGTCTGCTACTGAAGAAGGTAATCAACACTATAAACAGTTTGTACCTGATCTCTTTATTTACAGTGACTATGAAAAAGAAGCCATAGAAAGAGTTCTAGCTCGTCAGAAGAAACTCCTAGGGGGAGGAAATAAAAAGAAGAGTCCGGCTTTTGTACTGCTGGATGACTGTATGTACGATAGAAAATTCATGAAAGATGTGTGTATAAGGCAGTGTTTCATGAATGGACGGCATTGGCAACTTTTTTTCATGTTGACGATGCAGTATTGTATGGATCTTACTCCGGACCTACGAGCGAATGTGGATTATATTTTTATTTTAAGAGAGAATGTAATTCAAAACAGAGAAAAACTTTACAAATCATTTTTCGGAATTTTTCCTTCTTTTGATGCATTCAATCAAGTAATGACAGCCTGTACAGAAAATTATGAGTGTCTGGTTCTGGATAATACTTCAAAAAGTAATAAAATTCAGGATTGTGTATTTTGGTATAAAGCTAAAATTAGAAAAAATTTTAAAATTGGATCTCCTTCTTTATGGAACTTCCACAAACATAATTACAATACCCAGCATAACCGTGTTACTCACAGAGAACCACAGCCAATCCAGTCCAAAAAACCACCCATAAAAGTAGTGAAAAGAAAATAATTGCGCTTTTATTTTTTTAAACAAATATAATTGAAAAGTAAAAGATGGCAACGCGTATCGAAACTTTAGATCTCTCCAATAATGGGGAAAATTCAGGGATGGTTCCAATTAATAATAGTATTGTGCCTAATCCTGAAGAAAAAAATATAAGTAAAGAACAAAAGACAACAATGGATTCCACACCACTTGATGATGTTATGGGTATTACGGACTTGGGAGGCGGAGCTCCCGTCATGATGGGTACCGGGGGTTCCCAACCACAGCAAGGTCTCCCACCACAGCAAGGTCTTCCCTATCAACAACAAGTTCCTCAACAACAGTCAGCAGACAATACACCCCCTGCCGCACCTCCATCTAAAAATCCACTCAATCTAACAGACGAACAGCTGGAAGCCCTATTTGTGGGACTTGTGGCCGTGGTAGCGTTTGCGCGTCCTGTCCAAGAAAAATTAGCTCAAACCATTCCTCAGTTTTTAGGCTCTGATGGGGCTCGGAGTAATGTTGGTATAGTTATTACAGCTATTTTAGCTGCTCTCATTTATTATTTTGGACGCAGATTTGTAATACGCAATTAATAAAAAAAACTATCAAATTCTACCACAGAGAATCCACCCAACATAACGCTCGTTAGTAGGAGAATACTTCCATATATGGAAGCACTTATTGTTTTATTTTTAGAATTTTTATCTGGGTCGCGCAGAGAATTTTTCCACGACTTTTTAGTAGCCAAAAGTAAACCAGAAATTATAATTATAGCTGCCGGGAGTTGTAAAGCACTTAAATCTCTAATTCCTGATAATAAATATCTATGTAAAACCAAAATATATAAAGGTATACTGGTGAGTATGATCATATTAAAATATTCATTTAGTTCATACAGTGAAATTACATAAATTAGCATAGGTAATACAAATGCAAAAACCATTTTAAATGCTAAAGCCCCACGTGAAATATAAACCATTGTGTGTAATATATATACAGATATAAAAAAAAATTTAATTATCTTTTATATAGGTTCCACAAAATTTATTTGTGTCGTTAATAGGTTTATAAATTCCTAAATTTTCACACATATCACACAACCCCTTAAAATTATTCCAAAATTTTTTACTGTGAGA